AATGCGCACACCGTTGTATAAACTGAAAAAGAAACTGATCGAAAAACAACACAACATCACCATTACGGAAACATAGAAGCTATGTGCCATTTTGGGCGTAAAATCTTATTTGATGGTTATTTGATGATAAAGAGCAACAAAGCATACAAGGCGCTGGCTATCAAGGCCTTTTTATTTGATGATCATTTGATAAAACAGAAATTATGAACGAATCCGAAACCAGAGCAGAACAATACTACCAAAAAACTTACGCCAAATGAAAACATACACAGCAGTCGAATATTTGATTGAGCACATTAAAATTGACCAAACAAAAAGAGCATTCACCGAAAAGGAATGGAAGGATATTTTTGAATCGGCTATCAAATTGGATAAGGCAAGAATAGTACAAGCGTTTTATGCAGGGGGTAGATTCGAACCAAGTTGGGAAAAAGCCGAGGACTATTACAAAAAAACTTTTGATAAATGAAAAGACATCCATTTGATAGGACGCCGTGGTTAACCTACGGATTTGAGAAAGGCGAAGAGGTGCAATGGTTTGAGTGGATAGTGAATTACCGGAACGCACTGGATAAATACCGGGATAAAATGAGTGAGGATCGTTTTAACTGCAACGAAACGCTCAAAGATTACATCGCCAACAAAGAAGAAGCATTACCAATCAAACGGATTCTAAGCACCTACATTTACACCAATCCATTCCGACCTTTCCATTCTGCTTTCTTAAAATCTAAAAAAGTGGACGCAATCGAAAGAGTAAAGTTGAAAAATAAATTGTTAAAAAGCTATGAAGAGAGTACAAAAAAAGACGCAAAGTATTATCTTTCAATCATTAAAGCTTAACCATGGAAACAATTACAATATCAGTGGTGAGAAAAACCAATGAGGAAACAACCACAATGACCGTTGAATATCCGTACACTGGCGAGTTGGAAGACCTAACAAAGTTCATTTATGAAACGCACTTCATGACTTATAGGTTAGGATTTTCAGAAAAAACAGTTGAGGAAGCTTTCCAAAACATAAAACTATAACCATGGAAACAACCAAGTACGGGCGCAACATCGTTTCAATCCGATGCACCGACGGAGATCAGTTTCTCCTCCTATCCGATCTTCACTTCGACCACCCAAAATGCCGTCGTGATTTACTCAAAGATCACATCGAAAAAGCAATCGACCTGGGCGCAAAAATCCTAATCAATGGGGATTTTTTCTGTATCATGCAAGGCAAATACGACAAACGTGCAAGTAAGGACGATATCAGACCTGAACACCTTGGCGGTAATTACTTTGACTTGGTTGTTAACGAAGCAGTTGAATGGTGGGCGAAGTACGCTCACCATTTACTTTTTGTGGGGTACGGTAACCATGAAACCGCAGTAAGCAAACGCCACGAAATAGACCTAACCGAAAGGTTCGTTTCTTTGCTGAATTACAAGACAGGTTCAAATGTCCTTAATGGTGGGTACGCTGGATGGATTGTGTTTACTGTTAGCCGTGCAAGTTCAACGGCTCAAATCAACTTCAAACTAAAATACCATCACGGCCACGGTGGAGGTGGTGTCGTAACCAAGGGAGTTATCCAACACCAACGCATGGGAGCGCAAGTGGACGGTGCGGATGTTCTTTGGATGGGTCACGTTCACGAATTGTATCACCACATCAACATCAAAGAAACGATCAGTACAACAGCACCTTTCGAAGTCAAGCAACGCATCCAACACGATATTCGTACATCAACTTACAAGGACGAGTTCACCGATGGAGCGTTTGGTTGGCATATCGAACGTGGTGCGTATGGTAAACCAATCGGGGGTTATTTGATGCGATTGAATTACATTCGTGAAGTGAAGGAGAAAGAGCGTAATTACATTGCACCCGATTTTCAAGCAATTTATTCAAACATTTAAAAATATGGAAAACGAAAAGTATGTAGGCAAAGGTTGGAAAAATGATTACGGAATCAAAGTACAACTGAAAAAAGAAGATTTGCTCGATTTACCCGCCAACCAATACGGGGATATTGAAGTCTTTGTAGGGCAACGCAAAGAGGTTGACCAAAAGAGCAAAGCTACCCATTGGGTAAAATGGAAGTCGAAAGATGCACCAGTTCAACAAGCATCAAATATCGAAATTCACCCAGCACTAACAAAGGCGGGGTTCGTTCCCGAAGACGACGGGTTACCTTTCTAAAAATTCCCATTCAATAAGTATGCACCCACTGATCGCAGACGTACTCCAACACCAATCCTATCGTAAGTCATGTTACGACATTGTGAGGGGTACGCACTTCGACGGTGAAGACTTATACCAAGAAATGTTACTTGCATTACTTGAAAAAGAAGATGCAAAGCTTTGGGAGGTTTGGCATTCGGGCGGTCATCGGTGGTATGTGCTATCGTTAATCTATCGTTTGTTTTTGGGTAAGGGTTCGTTGTGGGATCAGAAATACCGTGATCGGTTGTTACGTGTTGACGTGGATTGGACCCGTGTTGAAGTGATCGCTGAAATATACGACCATGAAAGCGAGCTTCAAACATCCAAGCAGATGGAAGCGATTGAGGAAGCGATTGCCGAACTGCATTGGTACGAACGTAACTTGTTTATGGTTTATGTAGAAGCCAAAAATATGCGACGTATTAGCACATCGACCACGATACCATACAACAGTATCAGATTGACCATTAACACGGTTAAAGACAAATTAAAAAAAAAATTTAAATGATTTACTTACAAATTTTATTCATTGCGTTTTTCTCTGCGTGTGCAGGGGTAACGATTACCAAGCTAACTGGCATTGGCGACAAGATTGGATTTAAGCCGTTCAACTGTTTTGTATGCCTTTCGTTTTGGACTGCATCGATTTCTTTTTTTTCAACGGTTGATTTTTCATTGATACCTTATTACCAAAACAATGTCATACTATTTGTAAACCTTTTCGTGTATTCGATTGGGTGCGGTTTCATGGCTTGTATTATTGCGTACTTTTTAATAGATAGGATTTACCGATGAACCCTGAACACTACGATAGAAAGGTGCAACCGATTGACCTAATCGATGCCTTTGAGTTGAACTTCAACCTCGGCAATGTGATTAAGTACACCGCCAGGGCAAACTACAAACACGACAATCCAAAAGAGGATTTGATAAAAGCAATGTATTATTTAAGACGTGAAATGAAAAAATATGAAAATAGCTAACAGAATGACCGACGAACAGTTGAAGCGGTTAGAACCATTGTACCCTAAATGGGTTCAGTTCCAAAACGAAAAGACATTAAGACTTTCACCTGAACAAGTAGCGTTAATGGGTGGGGTATGGAGTGAAGTAATGGGTAAGCGTTGGACGGGAGGATGTCAAGCGTGTACTGTTAACGCATTCTCCACGATCATGAACCATTACGATGCTGAACTTGACAGTAGGCATAAAGCAATCCATGAGCAACTTATTCAAGAAACGTTCACGGAAAGTGAACCAACCGAAATTGTGAACACTAAACAAACAACCGATGCCACTACCAAAAAGAAACCAAGACGAATCAAAAAATGATTTCATGGATCGTTGCATGATTAACACGGTCATGAAAACGGAATATGAAGACCCAATCCAACGGTTGGCGGTGTGCAATGCTTTGAGCCGTAAGGAAAGCTACGCAAAGTTTGAAAGCCATTCAGACTATCCCGAAGCGGTGAAGAACAATGCCAAGCGAGGTATTGAACTGAACGAAAAGAACGGTAACAAATGTGCAACGCAAGTGGGTAAGGTTCGAGCGCAACAGCTCGCAAATGGTGAGCCGTTAAGCGTTTCCACGATCAAACGAATGTACTCCTATTTGAGCCGTGCTAAGACGTACTATGAAACGGGAAAGCCTACCGATTGCGGTTATATTTCCTACCTTCTTTGGGGTGGTTTAGCTGGGTTACGTTGGAGTGAATCAAAGCTTAAAGAATTGGACGTATGAAAGTAGGTTTTGATTTTGACGATACGCTAACCACCGAAAAGGGAATGCGAGTAGCAAGGTTTAGGAATAACCCAAACAACGAATTGTACATCGTTTCAGCACGGCACGAAGTAGGCAATGATATGCTGGCAAAGGCGAAGGAGTTGGGAATAAACCCGAGCCATGTGTTTGCGACTGGAAGCAACAAAGCAAAAGTTGAAAAGGTTATATCGCTTGGTTTAAATATGTTTTATGATAATAATAAAGACGTAATCGAAGCGTTGAATGGTACGGGCATTAAAGCGTTTCAGATATGATCACGGAAAAACAACCCGACGTAATCGAACAGGCAATTAGTGCGGTTGAATTGTACGCTTCCATTGCAAATTTGTTAATGGATATAGCCGAAACTGCCGATCATGTAAACGTTGGCGGTGCTACCGATTACGAGTTGAAGCTTATGTGTATGCAGAAGTTGAAAGAGATCGTTAACAAAATTGAAATCTGATGCCAAGCGGAGAACATTTGAAGGGCAAAAGCCCGCACGGATTTGGAAGCCATCCCGAAAATATCAATCGGAATGGACGCCCGAAGGCTTTGCGCAACGTAATCAAGGATTTGTTCATTGAAGAGTTTAATGTTCAGCTATCCAGTAGCCAAGCCAACGAAATGATTATGGCAATGCTTTGCATGACTGAACGACAAATCAGTGAATTAGGCGAACGGGACGATGTGCCCTTTTGGTTGAAAATGATTAGCAAAAAGATGGAGCGTGATTTGAGCCGAGGTTCAATTCACTTGATGGAAGTTCTTTTCGATCGTGTTTATGGAAAGCCGAAAGAAACGATTGACAGTACAATATCGATGCCGAAAGCAGAAATTCACGTGGCGACCATTTCAAGTCCTATCGACCTATCAAACAGTGAGGATGCAATTATTCTCGATTGATGTTTCAAACGTCTGTCATATTCGATCGCAACTATAATTCAACTGCCGAGGTTGTTGTTAACCAAGGCGGGAGCAATGCTGGAAAAACTTACGCTATTATTCAAGTGCTATGCTTGAAAGCAATCGCAGAAAACGACCAAGTGATTACTGTTGTAGGTCAAGACGTGCCGAACCTTAAAAGCGGTGCGCTTAGGGATATGCAAACGATTGTAGCGAGTTCACCTGATATTCAAAGTTGGATTAAAGGGTACAATGCGAGCGATCGTATCTACACGTTTCACAACGGCTCAATCATAGAGTTTAAAAGCTATCAAGATTCACAGGATGCAAAGAGCGGGAAACGTGACTATTTCTTTTTGAATGAAGCTAACGGTGTTAGTTACGAAATCTATTCCGAGCTTGCAATGCGAACCAAGAAAAAAGTTTACATCGACTATAACCCTAACGCACGCTTTTGGGTGCATGATAAATTGATAGGGAAAGAAGGTGTTGAGTTAATCATTTCAGACCACCGCCATAATCCTTTTTTACCCGATATCATTCGCAAAAAGATCGAAGCGATTAGAGGTGAGGATGAAGAGTTGTGGAAGGTGTACGCCCGTGGCATGACTGGAAAGATTGAAGGATTGATTTATCGTAATTGGGGAACGATTGGAACAATTCCAAGCGATGCGCAGTTGATTGGTTACGGCATGGATTTCGGATTTACCAACGACCCGACCGCAGTTGTTGGTGTATATCGTTACAATGGTGAGTTAATCATTGACGAGGTAATGTACCACAAAGGACTCACTAACCAAGATATTAGCCTTTTTATGACCAGTTGTGCAGTTAATAGAAGCGTTACTATTGTAGCGGATTCAGCTGAACCGAAAAGCATCGAGGAACTGCGTAGAATGGGTTGGCGCATTGAAGGAGCGAACAAGGGGAAAGACAGTATATTGAATGGGATTGATATTTTAAAGCGATTCAGGATAAACGTAACAAACCGATCAACTAACTTACTCAAAGAATTAAACGCCTACAAATGGAAGGAAAAGGACGGGAACGCTACCAACGTACCCATCGATTCATTCAATCACGGCATGGATGCTTTGAGATATTTAGCATTAAATAAATTAGCAGAAAAGAACAGAGGAAAATATGCAATACAATAACATTTGGAAAAAATTAACCGTTGGGCAATACCAACTTTTGGCCGATCTTGACCACCTCGAAGGGTGGGAGTATATGCGATCGGTAGTAGCAATCGTTGAGGGTAACGGATTTGATGCGGTTGATAACTACCCATTGATCGATTTACGGAAGCGTTACGAAGCCATTGCAAAGCAGTTGGAGAAAGAGCCGTTTAAACCTTTCAAATCGTTTGTAAAGATTGACGGAAAGCGTTACTACGTTACCCGTTTCTTTGACGAAATCAACACCGCTCAGTTCGTGGAAATAAGCGAGTGGAATAAGACGAAAGAGGATGGGGTAAAGAACTTACATTTGTGCGTTGCATCGTTATTGCGTGAAACGAAGTTTGGTTGGTTTCCTAAAAAATACAATGGGAAGGACCATGCAAAGCGTGCGACGTTGGTGAAGGAAAAGATGTTAGCGGTTGAAGCATTGGGATTGTCCGCTTTTTTTTTGGCCAGTTGGGTGAAGTTGCTCGAAGATTTACCAACCTATTTGGACAAGGAAATACAGACGTTGAAAGCGGAGATGGACGTCCTGACCTCGGAACAGGATTCACCGAACGTTACGGGTGGATTGTCGTAATTGATAGGTTGGCGAATAGCGACGTTCTCAAATGGAATGATGTATTTGAACTTCCTGCGATTGAGTTCTTGAACTATGCAAGTTACCAAGTAGAAAAAAGTAAGCATGAAGCGTTTGAAATAAAGCGTCGAGCGAATGGGTAACTTTTTTGATTTACCCATTTAATAAGTATGGCATTTATCAAGTTTCAAGATGTAAGCGGAGCATTCAATAGTGCTATTGAAGGGATTGGTACTACAAATGTTGACCAAGCTTTTGAAGGTGTTGAAAAGGAAATTGTTGATTGGTGCAGTGAACAAATCATATTATTTAGGAAACAAATTTATGATAACGGAAGTCAAGCGACGGGAAACCTTCAACAGTCATTAATTGTTGCACCGATCAAAAGATTTGGCAAAGGGTACGAAGTTCAAATAGAAGGGGCGGATTACTGGAAATTTTTAGAATTTGGTCAAAAGGGAACCGAAAGTAGTAGAAAAGCGCCTAATTCTCCATTTACAATTAAAGAGTACCCGCGTTTGGAGGATATGGTAAAATGGACTCAGGCAAAGGGTTTAAGATACGGAAAAAAAGATGTATATACTTTTGCAAAATTTGTGAGAAAATTAATTTGGAAAAATGGAACATATCCTTACCCATTTGTTCAACCAACACTTACTGAAAATAGATTAAATGATTTGGCGCAAAGGGTTGCTGATATTTCAGCAGAAGCATTTGTTTCAGTTCTTTTACCGAAAGATGCACCAAGAACGATGAAATTACCTAAATGATATGGCAATAACGATAATAACCCAAGTAACTGAACCAAGGTTTTCACCTGCGGGAAATCCGTTGGTTTACGTGGTTGAAAGTGATAATAGCACCGAGCCGAATTTCCGATACGTGGCAAATGTTTCTATCAATGGAAACTTAGTTGCCAAGTTGAAGACAGTACCGAGTGCTATAAATGGAAACTATGGAAGATTCAATTTTCAAGAAATCGTGCGAGGTTACTTCGATGTAACGCCTCGCATTGGTGACGGCTTTGTAATTGTAACAAGCTTTGACTGTGCAAATCAGTATATCGCTTTTGACGTTGAATTTGATGAAGAGTATACAGGTAGCACACCTTCACCAACCAACGCCCAACAAGCAGTTATCTATAACGGTTCTTGGAGTACGTTTGACTTCGTTCAGTTTCCAAATTTTAAAACTAATTATTGGTTAGATGGGGATGCCGTAGATAGCCGTTTGCCACTCACTAACCGACCACAATCAACCAAGGCAATTAGCAACGGAGCATATTATCAAAGTGGTAACCTATATTGGTTATGCAATAAAAATACAGAAGGGAATATCGATTCAATCCGATATCGGTATTATGATAGTGCAAGCACGTTGCTTCGTGAATATTTCATGGAAACAATCAACGGGCAAAGCCATGCCGTAAGCGAGCAAAACGAGTATAATATGATTGCCGTTCCATTTATGCCGTTGGACGTGATTGGTATAATTAACACAATTACTTCCGATTCGTATAGTGGTAGCCATGACTTCCCAAGTGGTAACGGTTATTACACTGTTACTGCGTTTCGTGATTTAGCAGGAACGCAACAAGCGTCTATTGAATACACGGTACGTTTAAGTGACGAGTGTCAACGTTACCAATTTACCGAGGTACATTTTGAAAATCAGTTGGGTGGAGTGGATAGCTATGTATTTACGAAGCCGAATAGAGAACGTCAAGCAATTCAAAGAACGCAAGCGAGTCGTCCGTATTTAGGTGACGTGTTTGCCTACGATTCAGGAATTTATGGTGGGTATGAAAATTATTCAACATATAACGCAAAGATTGATTACTCAAAGGAGTTCACAGTTTCTTCCGATTGGCTAACCGATAATGAGTTCGAATGGTTACAGGAAATGGTACGTGCGCCACGTCTATGGTTGCGCAAGGCATTTAATACGGACGAAGGAGTGCGTGAGTATTTAGTTCCCATTTTGGTAACCGATACGGCTTACAACGTATGGAAGCGTGACTTCGATCAGTTGCACACGCTCACTATTACCTACAAATTTACCTTTGACGAATCCGTGCCTTTATGATAACTGAACTTTACATTGACGGCAATAGATTGGATTTAAGCGACGATATTGACATTCGCTTAACGTATTCCATTACGGATATCGAAAACCCAATAGAACGCAAAGGAACGGTCAGTAGAACGGTTGAACTGCCAGGCACTCCACACAACGATAACGTGTTCGGTTCTATTTACCGATTTGATCAGTGGGTTATTGGTTTTGATCCGAGCGTGAGGGCGAATGCTTACGTGTTGCAGAATGGTGTTGAAATTTTTAACGGCATTGCGCAATTATTGGCGATCAAAGACGATGGTAAATTCAAGACGTATGAAGTAGGGTTGTATGGTGAGAACGTTAACTTATTTAAGCAGTTAGGCGATAGCGAATTGACCGATTTAGATTTCAGCGAGTTGAACCACGAATGGGATGGTGCGAACGTCGTTGATGCGTGGTACAATTCGGTGGGTAGTACGGCAAATGATTACTATTACCCTGCTATTGATTACGGGCAAAATGCTTTTACACGTACTCAGGCACCGAGCCCTTACGCTGATGTTTTTAATACCGAAGATTTTTACCCAGCGATTTCCGTTAAAAAGTACGTTGATAAGATTATCGACGGTGCTGGATTTACTTATGTGAGCGACTTCTTAACGTCGCAATGGTTTAAGCAGTTGATTGTTCCTTATGGTGTTAGTGGTGTACCTTATTTAACGGATGAACAAGCAGTGACTAATTTATTCTACATTCGTTTGAATGGTAATTTGTCTTTGAATGGAGTTATTTCTCCAACGCTTTACCAATTTGGAACGTCAACACCTGCACCTTATTTCAATGGTGGAAATTACAATACAACTGCAAAGAAGTTTACTGCACCTGCCGATCGTACGTACAATTTTCAAATTCGTGTTACTGCAACATTGGTTCAAGGCACTGGTCCTGCGACGCAAGTTTTATTTACTTCTGTATTAAGAAAAAATGGAGTTCAAATAGGTACTGACTTAGATATTCTTTTTAGTTACAATACCCCTGCAAATACAACCATTACCCAAGATTTTTTCATTCAAGACGTTGCAAATGTTGGTGATCAGTACGATGTAATTTATATTGGTGGTTCACTTGGTTACACAATCAACGTAGATGCTTCAAATACATATTGGTTGAATCAAATAGCAGGAACGCCACAAATGGCAATCGGTGATACTTGGGATATGAACCAAACGATAGTACCAAAGGTAAAGCAGTCGGATTTCATTATGTACTTGGTTCGTATGTTCAACTTGTTTATCATGCCCGATAAATACGATCCAAAGAAACTGTACATTGAACCATTTTCCGAATTTTACGATACTACCAACTACCTCGATTGGACTTCCAAGTGGGACGTTGAAAAAGGTTATGAAGTAGTGCCGTGTGGTTACATGAATCCGAAAACGTACAAGTTTAGTTACAAGGATGCAGGCGGTTACTTTGAAAAACGTTACCAAAGTGCGTATCAATCGAGTTATGGTTCACGGTTGTACGTTAGCTCAAATGAATTCAGCAATGGTGAGCAAGCCGAGGATGTTGGATTTGGCAATAGCACCATGGTTGGATTTTCTCCAAGTCCACGCATTTACGCACGCTATTATGATATCGATAGCAAAGGAACTGCGAGCGGTGGCGATGTTACGTTGGACGTAAAACCTGTTACTCCAAACCTTCGTATTTTGTACCATGAATTTATTGAGTTTCCAAGTGAAACCGAGTTTGTTTTTGAGGGTACGGAATACACAAGTTACCCGTACGCAGGAACTTTAAATAATCCGTACAATCCAACTACCGATTTGTGCTTTGGTATTCCACGGGAGTTGTACTACCAATCAGACGAAACAAGCGGTGCGATTTATAGATACACCAACAACAACCTATTCAACCGTTTTTGGTTGGATTATGTAAAGCTATATACCGACAAAGACGCAAAGAAAGTCAAGTTATTTGTACAACTTACGCCCGTTGACGTGTTGAACCTTGACTTTCGCAAACCGATTTACATTAACGGCACTTTGTTTTACTTGCTATCGGTAAACGATTACGATGCAACGAGTGACGAAAGTACAAGCGTTGAATTTTTAAAGGTGTTGGATTTAGCACCATTTACCCCTACCGTGTTTGAGTTAACGAGCGGAACGGGAGCATTTATTTCAGACGAACCTAAACCACAAACAATTATACAGTAATGGCAGACGTAGAAAAGGATATAGTATTACGAGTTAAGTCGGAAACCGACCAAGCCACGGGGCAATTTAAGAACTTAAAGCAGGAACTTCGCTCGATTGAAAACGAGTTGAACAAAATGGCCTCTTCGGGGCAAACGGGTTCAGAAGCGTTTAGGAAACTACAACAAAGAGCGGGGGAAGTAAAGGATCAAATTGGTGATACCAAGAATGCGATCAAGGCCTTGTCTTCCGATACGTTCAAGTTGGATGCGTTTGCTCAGGGTGCGCAAGGTATTGCAGGTGGTTTCGCAGCCGCCCAAGGTGCGATGGCCTTGTTTGGTACGGAGAATAAAGCAGTTGAGGAAGCAATAAAGAAAACGCAAGGAGCGATGGCTTTACTGCAAGGGGTGACAGCTATCACAAACATATTACAAAAAGACAGTGCGTTCTCCTTAATGTTTTTAAGTAAGGCACAAAAGGCGAATGCGGTTTCAACCGAGGGTGCCACCGTAGCCACAAAAGGATTTAGCAGAGCATTGATTGCCACGGGTATCGGTGCTATCATTGTGCTGATTGGTACGCTAGTCGCTTATTGGGATGACTTGAAAGAAGCAGTCAGTGGTGTTAGTCAAGAAACGGAAAAGTATATTGAAACTGCAAAAGCTGACACCGAACAAGCAGAAAAAAAATACAACCTAACCAAAGACACCGAGAACATTCTTAAACTTCAAGGCAAATCGCAACGTGAAATTTTAAACATCAAAATCAAAGAAACGGATGCCGTAATTATGGGCATCAAGCGACAAATTGAAGGTCAGAAGTTAGCATCAAAACAAGCGGTTGAAGGAGCAAAAAGGAATAAGGATATTGTACTTGGCATATTAAATGTCATGACGTATCCCACTAAATTATTAGCAAACCAAATTGATAACATTGTTAATGGTTTAATTGATACTGCTAATTTTTTTGGGGCTGGTATTGATTTTAAATTAAATCTTGGTGAAAGCTTTGAGAAGGCAAAAGACTTTACAGCAAGTCTTCTTTTTGACCCTGAAGAAGTTGCCAAAGAATCAAAGAAAACCGAGGACGAGTTACAAGCTTCACTCGACAAAATGCTGAATGAACAAGCAGGGTTCAAGTTGGAAGTTCAAAAGCTTGACGAAGACGCATTAAAAAAACAACAAGAAGCTGATAAAAAAGCTAAGGAAAATCAAGCTAAAAAAGATGCTGATGCTAAAAAGCAATTAGAACAAAACGCAAAGGACTTCCTCGACCGCACAAAACAAGAGTACGAAAATTCTAAGAATTTAAGCGATGCGTACTTTGACCATTTGATAAACCAAGCTAAATTAAATGGTGAAGACACCACTACTTTGGAGTTCCAAAAGATGGAACAACTGCTTCAAATCCAACGTGATTACGGAGTAGATACGACTGCCTTGCAAGACCAAATAAATTTAAAGAAAAAAGAAATCAATGATAAGGCAAAGGAAGAGCAAAGAAAGTTAGATGAAGAGGAACGTACCAAAAATATTGAAGCCGAAAAGACTTCCCTACAATTAGCACTTGAAAGCAAACGTTTAAGCAACGAAAAGAAAAAAGAGTTAGCAAAGCAGGCATACTTAGACGGTATAATATTACGAAAAGAGTACGACGATGCGATTGATAAGTTAGATAAAGATTCTGCGGAAAAAAGAAAGCAGGCACTTGATTTCAGCGTTGAACAATACCAAAAAGCATTCTCTGCGATTTTAGCCTTTCGTGAAAATCAAATGAACGAAGAGCTACAACAGGCGAAAGGAAATGAAAAGGAGCAAGAAGCAATAAGGAAAAGATATTTTGAAAAGAACAAAAAAGTTCAAATTGCTGAGGCGTTGGTTCAAGCTATCGTAGGAGCACAGGGTGCGTTTGCTCAGACTGCAAAGAATCCAATCACTACTGCATTTCCTGCCGCTCCTTATATTGCAGCCGCAACTGCACTTGCAACAGGTTTGGCAAACGTTCAAAAGATTAGACAAACGCAATTCCAAGGGAATAGTTCAACGTCTTCTTCTCCCGGAAATGCGCCTAATTTATCACCATCGAATGAAGCGACTCAAACATCAACTATCGGAAGCACTCAACTGCAATTAGATGCGCAAGGGAACTTGAAACAACAATCGCTTAGAACATACGTACTTGAAACAGATATTTCAGACAAACAGAAACGATCCAAAAGACTTTCACAAACAGCAACATTAGGAAAATAAAATGAATACTTACAATGACTTACCCGTTTACTCATTAGTCGTAAACGATGACGAAGGAACAGGAGTTGACTTCGTTGCATTAGTTAACGCTCCCGCAATCGAGCGCAATTTCCAAGCATTCAACAACCGCATGAAGTTCACATCGAACGAAGAGAAAAGGTTGGTCACTGGGCCGTTAATGATACCCTATTCAATGATCTTCCGACGTGATGAAAAGTTTGGTGAGTATTATGTAACGTACACCGTTGAAACGATTAAGAAGATAGCGGAAAAGTTCATGCAAAATCAGTACATTTCCAACGTCAACACCGAACACAAAACACCGATTAAGGATGTGTTCATGATTGAATCGTTTATTACCGACGCTGATCGTGGTATCGTTACTCCCAAAGGCTTTGAAGATTGTCCGGAAGGTACTTGGTTCGGTACGTACAAAGTGAACAATGAAGACGTATGGAATCAAGTTAAGGATGGAACGTTCAAAGGGTTCAGCGTTGAAGGTGATTTCATTCACGCACCTTTCCAAGCATCCAAGCAACTGCCATTGGAAGTGATTTTGATTGACGAAATCATTTCGATGCTATAATTTTTTTGTCACTTTTTTTTACGTTCCCATTTCATAAGTATAAAACTTTTATCACATGGATATTAAAGCTGAATTGCTAAAAATTAAAAGCTATCTTATGTCGAGTGAAGTTACCCCAACCGCCCAAGAGTTCGCTATGTACGACCTTGCAAGTGGTGGTCAAGTATCAATCAACGGTGAAATCGTTGTAGGTGCTGAGGTAATGGTAATCGATGGAGATGGTAATGCCGTTCCTGCTCCCGATGGTGAGCACGAATTGGTTGGTGTTGCTAAGATCAAAACCGAAGCGGGTAAGATCGTTGAAATCATGCCTATTGAAGAAGAGCCTTCAATCGAGGTTGAAGTAGAAACGAGCGAGGAAATGGCCGAAGCAATGCCAATGCCCGACCACGCTAAGGAAATGGAATCAATGAGCGAGCGTATCACCAAGTTGGAAGGTATGATTGCTGATTTGATGACCCGCATGGATGGAATGGGTAAAGCTACCGAAGCCATGAGTGCCGTTGTCGAAGAGGTGGCAAGCCGTCCTACTGCCGAGGTTTCAAAACCTGTTGCTTTTACCTACTTGAATCCAAAGGAAAAGCAAAACGATAAATTTTCAAAACTTTTAAACGCATTAAAATAAACAAAAATGAGTTACACTTTTACAGGGTTAACAACTTACACTAATCAACAAACCCTACCATTAATCACCAAGTCGTTATTCAACGCACGCACTATTTCTTTGATCAACAAGCAAGTTGGTGTGAAGTATGTTTCTGCTTTGAACTTGTTGGATACCACAACTGCCTTCACTTATGGCAATACTTGTGGATTCAATGGTTCAGGAAACACTACTGATTTCACACAGCGCAACTTGACTGCGGTTCACGTGAAGGTTCACGAAGCAATGTGCCCAAAGGCTTTGGAACAGTATTGGATGCAAACCCAATTAACTGCGGGTTCAATGCCTACAACTATTCCATTTGAGCAAGTTTACGCTGATCAGAAGGTTGCTTCAATTCAGAAGACTTTGGAAACTGCGGTATGGCAAGGTGACGGTTCAGGTTCTCCTGCTTCAATCACTGGCTTTGCTTCAATCTTTGCTTCTGCTTCCGTTACCGACTTGAACGCTCCCGCTTATGGTTGGGCTACTGACCTTTCATTTGCTACTTTGCGTTCTACACCTTCAAACGCAATCGCTTTGTTGAACACTTTTGAAACTTATATCTCTAATGATATTCGTGGTTACGACGATGTTGCAATTTTCTGCGGTATCGACGTATTCACTGCAATTAAGCAAGGTTTGGTTGCTGAAAACTACTTCAACATTTCTTACTTGAACGGTGTTGAGAACTACGAATTGACTTTGCCAGGTTCAAACATCAAGTTGTACGGAGTAAACGGATTGAACGGTACTTATGACCTTTATGCAGGTCGCACTTCACACTTCGTTTTCGGTACTGACTTATTGAACGAAGAAGAGCGTTTCGAAATCTTCTACGCAAAAGAAGCTGACGAAGTTCGTTTTGTTGCTGAGTTCAAGGCAGGTGTTCAAATCGCCTTCCCTGATCAGTGCGCTCGTTTCATGATGGCTGCATCTTAATCGATCATTGAACTATTAACCAAGGGGTGGGTGAAATCGCCCACCCTTTTTTTTAAAACAAAAATAAAAAAATAAAGATATGAGTTGCGCATTAACCGCAGGATATTCACTCGCTTGTAAAGATAGCGTTGGTGGATTAAAAAAAGTCTATTTGGCTAACTTCGAGGACATCACTTATTCCGCTCCGGTTGCAGGTGTGATTTCTACCGTAACTGGCGATATGTACCTTTACGAGTTACCAATGAACACCGCTCAATTTACTGAAACAGTAACATCGAGTATTGAAAATGGTACTACCTTTTACCAAACAGAACTTTCAATCGTATTGCCTAAGCTAACCGCAGGCCTTCGCAATGAGTTAAAGTTGTTAGCCCAAGCTAAGTTGGCCGTTGTAGCCGTTGACCGTAACGGTACTCAATGGGTACTTGGTTATGAAAACGGAGCGTACTTGACCACTGGAACGAGTGCGACTGGAACTGCAATGGGTGATCTTAACGGAATGACCTTGACCATTACCTCAATGGAAAAAGACCCGATCTTGACCACTTCTGCTACCATTACCACTCCTTAACCCTACACACTTTCCATATTTTGAAGGGTGGCATTCGTGCCACCTTTTTTTATTCGTTACATTTTCGTTTTTTCCCATTATATAAATATGCAGTTGATCACAACGAACGCAGTTAACCGCCTATACTTTACCGCTACCGAGAACATGGTCAGCGGTGATTGGGTATATTTGAACATTCACCACGTTGCAACCAATGAAGATTATTTTTTCGACTTTCCGAAATCTCAAAACCTTAGTCCATTTACTGGCCGTTTTGATGCTTGGGATTGCAATGTTGGTAATCTACCCGTTGGTCAGTGTTTATATACACTTTACGAGGGTAATGAAGGAGCGGTCAACCCTGAAAGCGAAGAAATTTTAAACGTGTTGGAAGTTGGATTGTACGAAGTGTTGGCGAATGAAGCTACCGACGTCGTATTTGAAAACGATACAACATATATCGAGCCTAACTTATGAGTTCAAGAAGAGTAAAAAATGTGTACGGAATCCCGAAAAGTTCGCCTATTGTAAGGCAGGATTTTGAAACCAAGCTACCCGAGTATAAGGTAGTCAACGGTAAGGATTACGTTATGTATGGGGAAAGTAACCGTTACCCCGATTATTTGTTGGAAATGTACCAACGTTCAGCAAAGCATAACGCTATCGTGAACGGTAAAGTCAACTACATTACGGGTAAGGGATGGACTTACGAAGCGGACAAAGTACCGAGCGAAATGCTTGGTGAATTGAACCGATTGATGGAAAACCCAAACCCATACGACGATTTAAACGACATTCTATAC